AGGGTTGTGCGCCTTCAGGTATTAACAATGCTATTAGAACACTCATGGCTCAAATTCGTGACTTACAGTCAGGTGTTAGTGGTGACTCTATTCCTGTTGCAGCAGGTGGTACTGGTTCTAATACAGCAGCGTCAGCTAGAAGTTCATTAGGTCTTGTTATTGGCACAGACATTCCTGGATACACAACCGCTAATACATTCACAGCTACTCAAACATTTACAGGCTCAACAACAGCGTTAGGTGCAGTATTCCAAGATGCAGCAGAAGTTACAACAATATCAGCTACTGCAGCTACAGGAACTATCAACTATGACGTTACTACACAGTCAGTTCTTTACTACACAACTAATGCTTCAGCTAACTTTACAGTTAATATCAGAGCTAATGGCACAACATCTTTAAATACTTTAATGTCTACAGGTCAAGCACTTACAGTAGTATTTTTAGTAACTAATGGTGCAACAGCTTATTACAACAATGCACTTACTATTGACGGTTCATCTGTTACACCTAAATATCAAGGTGGCACAGCATTTTCTAGTGGTAATGCTTCTTCTATTGACGCTTACTCATATACTGTCGTTAAAACAGGTAACGCAGCTTTTACAGTATTTGTATCACAAACTAAATTTGCTTAAGGGTTAATAAATGTCATTATTATCACGTCTTGCTGTAAATGCTGCTAGAGCTTATGGTAAATTTTCTGCTGGCACATCTACTGTAGTATCTGCTTCTTATCTTGTTGTAGCTGGTGGAGGTGGAGGTGGAAATTTTGGTGGAGGAGGTGCTGGTGGATATTTAGCTTCTACATTTACATTATCTACACTTACAACATATACAGTTACTGTTGGAGCTGGTGGTGCAGGAAGTTCATCTACTAAAGGAACAAATGGAGTAGACTCTTCTATTTCAGGCACAGGTATTACTACTGTAACTTCCACAGGCGGAGGTGGTGGTGGTGGTTTTGTAGCTTCACCAAATCACAATGGACAAAATGGTGGCTCAGGTGGCGGTGCAGGAACTATTGATACATCACCATTCTCATCAGGAACTGTTGGCTCAGGAAACACTCCTTCTACATCACCAAGTCAAGGTAATAATGGTGGACTAGCTGTAACAGGAAGTACTGCTTCTGGCGGTGGCGGAGGTGCTGGAGCGGTAGGAGCAGCAGGAGTATCAAACACAGGTGGTAATGGCGGAGTTGGCTCTGCATCCTCTATTTCAGGTAGTTCAGTTACTTACGCAGGTGGTGGCGGCGGTGCTGGTAACACAACAATAGGCACAGGCGGCTCAGGTGGCGGCGGTAATGGAGGATTAGCAATATCATCACCAACAGGAGTTAATGGAACTGCTAATTTAGGTGGTGGCGGTGGGGGTGGTTATAATGCTTTAGGTGGTTCAGGCGGTTCAGGCGTAGTCATCATATCTTACGCAGGCACACAACAATTTAACGGTGGCACAGTCACATCTTCTGGTGGCAATACAATACATACATATACAACTTCAGGCACATTAGAACCTACAACTTCAACACTACAAGGTTATTATTTAGTAGTAGCTGGTGGCGGCGGCGGCGGCGGAGCATCTGGTGGTGGCGGCGGTGCAGGCGGTTTATTATATACAGGTTTTGCACTTAACACTTCCAACTCATACACAGTTATTGTAGGAGCTGGTGGAACAGCTGGAAGTGCTGCAGGTTCTAGTGGTGGTGCTGGTCAAAATTCATATTTTGGTTCTATATACGCTACTGGAGGAGGTAGTGGTGGTGGTACTAGTACTGCTGGTGGTAATGGTGGTTCTGGCGGTGGTGGGGGTAATGATAATGGAGCTTTGGGATTTGGTACAAATGGACAAGGAAATAACGGTGGAAAAGCATCAAATGGACTTAATACTGCTGGTGGGGGAGGTGGAGCTAGTGCAGTAGGTGGAGATGGGGCAGCTACCGCTGGTGTTGGTGGTAATGGCTCTGCATCATCTATAACTGGTTCTTCAATTACTTATGCTGGCGGTGGTGGTGGTTCAACTTATAGCATAGGAAGTGGAGCTGCAGGTGGAACAGGCGGAGGGGGTGCTGGTGGTACATCAGGCTCTCCAACTGGAGTTAATGGCACTACAAATTTAGGTGGTGGTGGCGGCGGAGGATATGCTCCAGCTTCTGCTCCTTATTTTGCTGGAGGAGCTGGCGGTTCAGGTATCGTTATTGTTCGCTACACAGCAGCATCTCAACAATTCACAGGTGGCACAGTAACTACTTCTGGTGGTGACTATATTCACACATTTACTTCTTCAGGTGTATTAGCTTCTAATGTAGGCACATACTCTGCTGACTTTTTACTTGCAGCAGGCGGTGGAGGCGGTGGACAAGGATGGAATACTCCACAAAATAATGGTGGAGGTGGTGGTGCTGGAGGTTTAGTAACAGGAACTGCAAAACTTACATTAGGAACAGTATATACTGCAACTGTTGGTGCTGGTGGTGCTGCTTCGCCGTCAAATGGTTCAAATTCATCTTTAAGTTTTATGACTGCTTATGGTGGCGGTCTTGGAGGTGTAAACAATAGCGGAGATACTACAGCAGGTGGAAATGGTGGTTCTGGCGGTGGTGGCGGTGGTGCTCCTTCTGGTTCTTACGCTGGTGGAAAAGGAACTTCAGGTCAAGGAAATGCTGGTGCAGCTAATTCAACAAGTACAGCAGGTGGTGGAGGTGGAGCAGGTGCTGCAGCTACAAATGGAAATGGTGGTGTAGGAGTAGCCTCTTCTATTACTGGTTCGTCTGTTACCTATGCTGGTGGTGGCGGTGGAGCAAATAATACTGGTTCTGTTTCTACTGGTGGTACAGGTGGTGGTGGTAATGGAGCTATTAGTGGTACAGCTGCTGTTGCAGGCACAGCTAACACAGGTGGCGGTGGTGGCGGAACTTATCGCACAACAAATGGCGGAGGTAGCGGAACTGGTGGTTCAGGTGTGGTAATATTATCTGTACCTACTGCTAATTACACAGGAACTACTACAGGAAGCCCAACTGTAACTACATCAGGGTCTAACACAATTATCAAATTTACAGCTAGTGGTAGTTATACCGCTTAATTTTAGGAGTTATATATGAGTCATTTTGCAAAGATAGAAAACGGAGTGGTCACACAAGTTATTGTTGCTGAACACGACTTTATTAATAGTGGTGCTGTTGGTGATAGTAACCAATGGAAACAAACATCATACAACACACAAGGCGGTGTTCATAAGCTAGGTGGTACACCTTTAAGAGGTAACTACGCAGGTATTGGTTATGTTTATGATGCTGTTAATGATGTATTCTACGCACCACAACCATACGCTTCATGGACATTAAACAATACAACATGGACATGGGAAGCACCTGTAGCTTATCCTACAGATGATAAAAGATATACTTGGAACGAAACAACAACATCTTGGGATGAAGTAACCGTTTAAGGAAAATGAATGCCTACGCAAAGGATACAATTTACAGAGTGGTTACCAGACCAGCCTACTACGACTGGAGCTTTATTAGAGGCTAATAACGTCTATCCACTAACGATAGGTTATGGTCCATTTCCATTATCTGCTGACTATTCTACTGCAGCTAGTGAAGATTTAAATAGCGTAGTTGCAGCTAAATTTGATTTAGAGACACAACTATTTGCAGGTGGCACTACTAAACTATTTAAGTTTAACCCAGTTAATGCAGCTTTAGTAAATGTAAGTAAATCTGGAAATTATAATAGCTCTACACGCTGGAGCTTTACACAATTTGGAAGTACAGTATTAGCATCTAATAACCAAGCTAAAATACAAGCATGGACAGTAGGTAGCTCTAGTCTTTTTGCAGACGTATCTGCTACAGCACCTATAGCTAAATTTATTACAGTAGTTCGTGACTTTGTAGTGGCTGCTAATATTAGTGGCACACCTAACAAAGTACAATGGTCAGACATTAATGATGAAACTGACTGGACTTCAGGCGGTGCTTCACAAGCTGACTATCAAATTATAGCAGAAGGTGGAAACATTACAGGCATTACAGGTGGTGAATTTGGTATTGTCTTATTAGAACGTGCTATTTACCGTATGTCATATATTGGTTCACCATTATTCTTTCAGTTTGATGCTATCTCACGTAACTTAGGTTGTAATACACCAGGTTCAGTTGCACAATATGGACCTAACACATATTTCTTAGCAGATGACGGTTTCTATGGTTGTGACGGTACTAATATATATAACATTGGTAACGATAAAGTAGACGAATACTTTTACGAAAACATGGCTTTAGCATTACAAGACACTATTAGTGCTGCTATTGACCCAATTAGAAACATTGTAATATGGAATTATCCTAACACTAACGGTGGTCGTTCACTTCTTATCTACAATTGGTTAGTTAAGAAATGGTCTTCTGCTGACACTACTTCAGAATACGTTGTATCACTAGCTTCATCTAATATTGCATTAGAAGGTTTAGATGCTTACGGTACTATG